TGGAAGAACTACATACTCAACTTTTACATTAGGATGTAAAAGTTCCATTGCTTTTTTTAGTTTCAGTTCACTGCTAGACCAGCTATCATAGTCATCAATGTTGTTGTGATGGGTAACGATAACTCCTCTTTGAACCCCCATACCGCCCATCTTATTCATAATAGCACCAATACCAGAGTTATAAATTGTACCAGAAGTAACAGTAACCGCTGCTACACCACTATCATCATATTTTTTACAAATAGTTTCCAATTCAGGACGTGAGTATCTTATAAAGTTAAGTTTCGCTTCAGCAGCATCAGTTTTAATTCTTTTGCGAGCCTGACCCAAATTCCCTGTTATCTGGGGATTAGTCCACATTGGATAAAATGCAGCAAGGCACGTTTCTTTAAATCTATCACCCATTAACAAATTATATTCTTTATCGTCATGCTCTGCGAGTCCATTCATATATAGATTAATGATAGCACGTTGACAATCACTTTTACTGTTTGGTTTCTTAATCTTAGGATTGTGATTAGCGATGTAGCCAAAGCGATCAACGTTTGACTGATTGTTTAAGAACACACTCTTGTTAATGTATATCACAGGAGCAGAAGTCCACCCTGCCTTTACGATTGCTTTAGAAGTATGGTTGCCATCAATTATCCACATTAACCCATTTTCGTCAACACAAACAATAATAGGTGATATATTTTTCCTTGCTTCAGCAGGATCGTGCATCATGTGATCAGCAATTACCTCAGCATGGGCATGGTCGAGTAAAACTAAACGAACTTGATTGTGTTTGAAAGTTTTGATTACATCTGTTGGTACTTCAATAACTTCATATTTTCCCTCTTGAACATCTTTCCAAATTGAATCAACCAATTCAATATCAACCAAATCAAATATGTTTCTTTCTTCAACTGGGTCTATACCATTTATCCAATCAATGCCAACTTTTGCTTCTTCGTCAGAGATTGTAGTATATGTCTTTATATCCTTACCACCGCCATTAGATTTATTGTACCAATTATCGTTGCGACGAGCATCTATATACTTTAGAAGTTTGCGCTCCATAGTAATCATATGTGATTTAGTACCACGAGCAAGTATTGAACGACGCAGAAGTCCTAATGACCATGCTTCTCGTAGTTCTGGATCTTCTGAGGAAAAAACATATCCATCATGTATTTCAGATGAACCACGATAACCAATATATCTTTTACCGTTATTAATATTTACATAACCATAAACAAATGCTTGAAAACTCATAATAAAAATACCTCATCAAGAAATAGAAAAAATACTTATGATAGAATTATACCATTATAATGAATAAATGTCAACAGTTTTCTGTTCTTTTTCGTAAGAACTTGCAAGAGAACCTTTGCGTCCGCTGTAAAGTGCCTTTCTTATGGTGGGATCAGTGTCGTTATACAGTCCAGTCGCAAAGTTAGTATCCACTATCCTAAAAATAGAAATACTACAACCAGACTTTTGCAATCCCCAGAACTGTATACCACACCTCTTATAGAACTCTACAGCGTCTGGTTCAGCTGATACACGGAAGTATAGAGCTCCCTCTGCAACAGCGTAGGAGAGCGAGTAGTCTGTTAAAACCCTACCTACACCCTTTCCTCTATGCTTGTAGAAGGTGTGGAGAAGCTGGAGATTAGCTACCTTTGGATCTCTTTTGCTAATAGTAGTAATGATTGCTCCAAGTAATTCGTCTCCATCCCAAGCTCCCATGCAATAGTCCCATTGCTTTTGCATATTGGCTTTAGATACAAAGGTCTTTGCAAATCCATCCTCTTTACGATCAGATATTTGAGACTGGAATTGCTCTACAGTGCACTTATCTAACCTCATGGAACTCACGTTTCTTATTACCTCTTTCTTTAGAGTATTTTGTCTTTTCCCAACCAACATACTCATTTAAATTCCAAATAAATGGAGGAAAGGTATAACTGTCGTCTAGTATTTCCTTTACGCTTGGACCATCGTTCAATGCTGCTTCAATAAAACGCTCAGCAAATCTAAATTGATCTACCATTTCTTCTCGTTTAGTAGTAGATCTAAAACATCTAAACTCAATAGTTCCAGTATGCTTCATACAATAAGTATTAATTGCATATCTAAATGGTCTCCCCATAGAAACACCATCTTTACCTGCTGCATGAAGTTTAATGAAGTGATCAAAATCTGTTGCTAGATTAATAATGTTATCGCACATATAATCTGGCATTGCACGACCGCCATCAAACTTTAAGTACATCTTGGCACCCTTACAAGATTTCATTTGAGGTGCATCATAAAACTGATAGCAATGTTCTATAACATCGTTTTGATTTTGTTTAACATAAGCTACTAGTTTCTTCAAAGAATCTAGATCTTCCTTTAATCCTGGAACAAAGACATGAAGGTGTCCGTGGTTGACACAAGCAGCAGATGGATTATTACCTTTATCCAAGAACATCTGATGAAGTTCCATAATTCTATCAACCTGCTCTTGCCAAGTTCTTGTTGGCTTTGTGTTTATTTCTCCACCCATATATGGTTCCTCACCAAGAGGATCACAAGCAACAAACTTAAATGGTTCATGGATATTAACAATGTCAGTCTCAGCATATTCCCAAGCACCAAGTTCTTCAGGAATTTGTATCCTGCGATCAATATCACCCCATTCTATCTCATACCCCCATGTATAACTATGATTTGGATATTTCATGGCTGTAAATCATCTCCTTTATAATATACACGTTCTATTGTTTTCATACCTGCTCTACTAGCGATATCCTTAGTAGATGTAATAACAATTGCTAAATCATCATTCCAAGATATCCACAATGGTCGCTTTCCATTCCTAGCCCATTGAATTCCAGACTGGTCTAGAAATATTGCTGCAATTGAAGCATCTGGCCACTTCTTTACATCCCAACTATGAAATAGCAATTCACTGTCATTTTTAGTTTCACATTTATACCCATACATCTTTTCCCAGTTCTCAGGCATTTCTTGAGATATAACACCATTGTGAACTACAGCTTTCTCATCGTTCGCAATAGGCTGGTTATATTGTAAGTCTGATGTTGAGTATCTACAGTGTCCAATCATAGTAATTCTATCACCATCATACCAATCTTCTGGATTATGCTTATCTAAAAATTCTTCAGCTGGTTTTGGCTCTTTTATAGTAGTTATCTTTCCATGCTTTAAATAAGAAACTCCAGTAGCATGTCTGCCTCGTATTTGAGATTGTAAGAATATATTTCTAACTAGATCAGTAGAAACTACTCCGTCAATTCCAATAACAGCACACACTAGAAAAATCCTTCCAGAGATGTTTTCTGAGACTCTGGATGATATTCAAGTAAAGCATCAAGACCCATCTTTGATTCTAGGTAATCATACCATTCTTCTTCAAACCACATTCCCTCACTGACACCGTTCCAAAGTTTTCTTTGTAGAGGATGATTCGGATTCTTTCTTCTGGACTCAACATACTCATATCTAGTTGTCTCATATTCATAAGATCCAAGATCCAACATCTTCTCTCTCAAATAACAAACCAATGAAACTCTATGCGAACCCTCTTCACAAACAATTGGAGTATTGGCATGAATACACTCATGATTATTAATAAGCAAAAGGTCTCCTGGTCTTACGTTGATTGCAACTTTAATCTCTGGAAGTATTAAATATCCACCAGTAAATCTACCATCATTTGATAGAACTAGTAAGTTGGAAAGCCCATCACTATAATCTCCAGCATCTCTATGCGCTGCAGTTCTAAATGTTTTGTTTACAGTTATGGTTGTAAATGGAGTTTCTGGAACTACAAATTTAGGATCAATCTTATTAATTGCTTCCATTTGAGCAGAATATCTTTGAGGTAAAAGCTCAGCAAATCCTTTAGACAATCTTTGGAGGAATGGAAATGACATTTTAAATTTATCAAAATTATCTCGAGTATATGAGGTAGCTCTACCATAAGGTATTCTAGGATATCGATCAAACCATCCAGCAATACCAGAATCTACAGCATTTCCATATGTAGTTTCACTAATATTCTTCATAATCTCTCTGGTCTCACTTGCTCGTCTTTCTGTGTCAAGTGGTTTTATAGACTCTAGCCATGAATCAAAATTAAATCCTTCTTTCAATTTGTATATTACCCAAACATTATTTTTACCACCACCCAATGCTTTCTTTCTATCTTCCTCTGTAGGATATTTTGCTTGAACAACGTCAATAGGATCTTCATTAGTAAGAGTTGCAGCTGCATTCAATAGCTCTTCCATCATCTCTTGTTGATAGTTTGTTACCCATATTCTACCGCCATCGCCAACATTAGTTCCATCTTTTGTACCTGAAGCTAATCCTCTATTTTCTGTAGGTATAGCAGCTTCCATCAATCCAGCATATGCATCATCCTGTTCTTGTTTGGTGAAGAAATTCTTTCTGAATTTAAATGCAATATACTGCTCACTAGTTTTATTATCATCCAATCCAGAAGGAAGATAACAATCTGTATCTTCTTCAATCAATACATCATAATGCGACTCATCCAAAAACTTTCCAAGAAGATGCTCACAATTATATTTTTGATCAGCGATTATAACTTTTGTCATACTATTCCCTTAAAATTTAAACCCCTCAAAATTTTCACTTTTAATTCTTGATCCTGATAATGACTTATCAAACATTGGTCCATCATCTTTTTCTTGCCCAGAATCAGCAATATTCTTTTGGGCAGAAACCTCAACATCATACAACTTCATCTTAGCTCTGTCTATACCAACAACAAACCTCTTATAGTAGCTGGGGTCAGCATACCTGTTCTTTAACTGCTTAACCATTATCTGGTTTAATTGCTCTAGTTCTTCAGTCGATATCAACGCAAACATAAAGTCAACTGTTGCTGGCAAACCAAATGATTCTGAAGTATCGGTTAAATCAACATCAGTGTTAGAATATCCAGACCTAGTCGTTTGAGTAGCACTGAGAATTGGTACGTTATACTCAACAGCAAGACCTCGCAATTCTTCAGCGATGCTCTTAATATATGTATATGAGTTTACATTAGCACCCTGCTTCAATCTTTGACTAGAACAAATATTCAAATAATCTATAATTATCATTTCTGGAACAAAGTCTCTCTTCAGTTTAAGTTCTTCTATCAAAGCTCTAAAATGTCCAGCATGAGCTCCTGCAGTTGGATATTCTTTAACTATAAGTTTGCCTTGAGTTTTAGTTCTAAGTTTCTCGAGGCGATTAATGAAGATAGACTTATCAACAACCTTTAGTTCATCCATACTCAAATTCAATAGATTAGCATCGATACGTTCAGCGATTCTTTCCTCAGCCATCTCCATGGTTATATAAAGAACATTCTTGCCTTGTATTAAAGTAGTCGCTGCCACGTGACACATAAACAACGATTTACCTACACCAGTTCCTGCCAAAGCAACATTCAAAGTTTTCTTAGACAGACCACCTTTGGTTATCTTGTTAAACATATCCAAGTCAAATGAAACCTTTTCTTCAACTCTACGATAAAAAGCAAATCGTTCATCGCCGTCTTCCAAATAATCGTGACCAACGTGGTTATCAAAACAAACTCCAAGTGCATCGGACAACAAATGAGGAATGGCGTCTTCGCCGTGGACCTTATCTCTACCGTCCATAATTGCGATGGAATCTAGAATAGCATTATAAACTGCTTTCTTTTTACAGAAAGATTCACTGTTTTCTAGCAACCACTCCTCATTCGTTGATTCTTTTTCTAGCGAACCAATGGTTGTTTGTATTTCTTTATGTTCAACATCACTAAGGTCTTTTCGATTTGAAGCTTCAATTGAAAGTATTTCTTTGGTGATTGGTTTATTAAATTTGTTAAAAAACTCTGCTATAATTTCAAATAATATCTTCTCATTTCTGTCTTCAAAATATCCCTTTTTTATAAAAGGAATTACCTTTCTAATATAATCTTCATTGTAAATTAAATTGCTAAGAATAGTTTTTTCTATTCGCATTAACTACCACCTGTGTAAACAACTTCATTATTGATTAACTGTTCTTGTAAAAGTTCCATTAAAAAGTCGCCAAGTTCCTTCTCAAGTTCTTCTTGTTCAAACAGCACGCCACCGTCATCATGAATCTCATAGTCAAAGTGTATCTTGAGTTTTTCTTCATCCTCTTTTTCTTCGAACTTCACTTTACCGTATGAGAATATTATACCCTTATGTATACCTTCTGTCAACATTAATGCTTCAACATTCGAATCATCTTTCTTTTCCAGAACCTTATAAGGTCTAATCATCAGATTCTTCCTCTTTGTAAATGACTGGTGATTCTCCTTCTTCATGACCAAACTTATATTTGGAGATACAGTAGTCATCAATAATCTTTAATGTTTTCTCATCAAAGTATGTAGTAGGATTTTCGTTAATGTTTTTACCAAATACTTTCTTACCATCTGGCAACTCTATCCTACCACCCTGAGACTTCCACAATCCACACTCAATCGCTAGATCTGTTAGACCATAATAACGATCCAATCCCTTCGAGAAACTCAATTTGGTTTCTACCATTGATTGTTCACGAGTAAATCTAGACTTCTCCAGTTTACACTTTATAATATTTCCAATAACTTCTGTTCCGTCTTTATCTTTTGATTTGCTTAGAAAAACAATAGTTGATGCAGCATACTTTAATCCATCACCGCCACCCATTGTTTTAGTTGGAACATAAGCACCAACCACAGCATAGGTATGATTTGTTACAATAAGAGGAACATCCAACTTAGAAAGTTTCAAAGATAAAACTCTGAATGCACCACGAATTAACTGCGCTCTGGTCATATCCCTGGTATCTTTACCACTTGCCGTATCTTCCATCTCTTTAGAAGTGGATAACATACCAAGAGAATCCAAACAAAGCATCAACGGTGGACGATCTTTCTTAGACGTCTTTTCATAATTTTCCAATACCTTAGTAGCCTGAGTTCTAAACTCTTGAACTGTAGAAACAGGTATAATAACAAATCGATCAACATCTATACCTCTTTCCTCCAACATGTTTCTGGTTATAGCACCTTCAGTTTCAAAGTATAAAACTCCAGCTTGAGGATTTGTTTTCAAAAAGTTTTTACAAATACCTAACGCATAAAACGTTTTCCCCGTAGAAGTTTCCCCAGCGAGGGCAGTAACTTTATTAGATGGCAAGCCACCATGAATACTACCCGAAAGCAAAGCATTAAAAGTATAAGAACCAGTGTCGATAAAATTAGCAGTATCTCCAACAACACCGTCAGAAGCCAACCCAGCATATTCATTGTCAAGCTCCTTTACAATAGATTTTAAAAATTCCATATCATCCTCTTTTATTTTTTGAATGCGGAACATCAAATACGAAAGTTACTCGAACTACATCTCCAATATTTTCAGTACCATGTTCCAACTTATTATTAAACCACAATAAAGTTCCAGGATCTACATCGTAATACTCATTTCCAACATAATATCGATACTTTCCTTGAATAGAAAGATGATATCTGTCTTTGGTTTGATAATACGAACCTACATCAATATGTCTTCCAACATGACCACCAACAGGTAAAGATAGAAAACCGCATCGCTTAAAGTTTTTAAAATTCCTTTTTAAGAATCTTACGATTTCTGTGTGGCGATGATAAGCTGGAGTTGGAATGCATATTTCTGTATCTCCAACATATTCTTCTGGTTTTGTTATTCCACCAATTACTAATTGTAAAACATCTGCTTCTATTTCTGGGAACCCAAACTCATCAACTGCGCTTTTTGCTGCTTCAAGTTTCTTTTGGCTTCCCCAGTCTTCAGGATATTGCTTTAATTGTTGCAATATCTTTGAAACATTTATACCAGTCTTTATTACTTTTATATTATCCAAAGAAATCTTCCAAGCTTGGAACCTTTTCTACTTTCCAACCTACTGGTTCCAAAATAATTTTTAATGGATCTAAAAACACCTTCTCGAACATAGTATCATAATCTATATACGAATTAAGATCAAATTCTTTTGGCAAAGTTTGTAGGAAAGCAATAACATCTTCATTAAATGGATTTGGCTTTTTAACATAAACAAACTTTATCTTGTCTCCATCTTTTATCTCAGGATACTTCTTGTTTATCTTTAACCTTTTGCAATGATGGTTGAAAAGCAGAGCACCTCTGACGTGTATTGGAGTTCCCTTAGAATATATTGGGGAACCTGCATATTGTTTCACTCCATTAACTCCTCGAGGAAAAGCAATATCTGCAATATCCATTTTGTTAAATTCTTCTCTTGTTTGCTCTACATATCTATGTAGCGCATCCTCATTTCCACCTAATATAACATTGACTGCATCTTTAAGTTTCTGACGAACTAGAGCTGGAGTTGAAGACTTAACAATCTCCAAACCCATAACCTTTAGCTTTGGTGTAGCATATTGAACACCTTCTGAGTTATGTACATTAAGCACATATCTTTTCTTAGCAGTCCAGATACCTTTATCTGCCAAAACCTCTCGCTTCATAGACATCTTCTGGTCGTAGGCATTCATATATTCTGCCAACTCAGCATAACAGTTATCAATAAATGGTTGTACTTTATCCTCACAGAACTTATCCATAAACTTGATAACTTTTTCTGTTGGATGATCACCAATAAACTTCTCTACCATTTTCTCGAAGGTTACATAGATTGAATCCGTATCAACAGCAATAATATAATCTTCGTCTTCAGTTTCCATAAGATTGTTCATAAACTCGTTCATCTTATTGTGAATCCAACGAATGCTTAACTGTCCTGAAGTAGTTATACCTTCAGCCATACGAATATCAAAGTAACGGAAATACTGGTTACCCATCGCACCGTAAGCAGAGTTTAACGCAATCTTCATTGCCATCTGTAGATTATTCAATCGAGATATCTCTTTTAGTAGTTCTCGCTCCTTGGTCTTCTCATAATCTTGTTGAACTTCCAACATCATCTTTTTATATTTACTGCGGTCTCTATACATTTTATGCATAAGTTCTGGGAATATGCCTTGCTTGTCTTTGCGATAGCACCATCCATTCGCAGTCATAGAAATGTTTTTATCTTTAATTTCTGTGGTGTCAACTTTCTTTTCCAATAACTTGTTAACAGTACAGTTAACATTAAATTCTGTTACCATGGTTTCAGGACTTATGTTATACTGCATAATTAGATGTGGGTAAAGAGAATTAAGGTCAAAGGAAGCAACCCAATTATGCATACCAACCAGAGGATCCTTAACATAAGCACCCTCAAACTGAGCTTGTTTATCTGATCGTTTGTTCTGAGGGATAACAATATTTCTTTCTTTCAAGTGGTTATAGATTATAGAATCCCACATACGAACTTGAGAATAAACATCTTCGTAATTGATCTTGGCATTATACGCCATAGTTAGCAGAAGCTCGATAAGCTTCATCTTATCTTCAAGTTTATCTACTAACTCAACGTCATGAATGTTATACTCTACAAATTTTTGCCAGTCGCCTTCATAAAAGTCTTTAAAGTTTTCATACTCACTGTGATCAAGTTTATTCTCGCCAAGTTCCACAAATGCTATGTGATCGAGTCTATATGATTCTTGATTTGAATAGGTAAACTTTTTATAGAGATCAAGATAATCTAACTGCGCAATACCAACAACATCATATGTTATTTCCACGTTACCTTTAACATATACTTCTCTGCGCCTTGCCATTTTCCATGGAGAAAGTTTAAAGCACTCATTTTCTCCAAGCACTCTGTCAATCCTACCCATAAGATAAGAAATGTCAAAGAAACAAATATTCCAACCTGTAATGATATCAGGATAGTTCTTTTGCCAGAACTCTATGAATCTTCTCAACAAAGATATCTCATCCTTACATTCAATATACATAACATCATCTCTAATGTTCTCAAATGGTTTGCTACCAAATGTGATAATCTTTTTAGAGAAGAAATCTTTTATTGAGATAAGAAGGATTTCCTCATTGGCAGTTTTTACATCAGGAAATCCTTCTTCAGTTGCAGTTTCAATATCTAGCGTAAATATCTTTATCTTATCTGTATCAAAGATAATCTCATCTGGATAGTTATCGCTAATATACTGTATAATAATGTTGTTGTTTCCATATATCTCAAATCCCTCAACTCCCTCATATCTGGAGATGAAAGCTTTGCATTCATTGATGTTTCCTGGATTTATTGAATATACTGGTTCACCATTAAGAGTTTTAAATGGTGTTGAGGTGGAACCTATTGTTTTGTTGGGAACAAAAAAGGTAGGAGCATAGTCAAAGGTATGTTGAAAACGTTTGCCGTTTTCATATCCTCGAACTAGAATTTTATTGTGTTTTTGATGTACGTTCGTGTAAAAAGTCGAAGACAAAAGATCACCATACGATTAAGAAATAACAACTGTAACTATACTACAAAAACGAATTACTGTAAAGTTTTATTTTTCTTGCGAGAGATTTTCGAGAAAAGTTGCTGCAGCAGTCTCATCAGTAAAAAACTTAACATAGGTAAAATCTCTATCTATTAGATGTTGTGCAACGACTAATATTTGTTTACTTTTCATAAGTGATACTTTGAAAGCCCAATTTCCTTTTTGGACTGGAATGAATGAGGCTAACCCATTTGGTAATAGTGTAACTCTGCTAGTCATAAATGTATTTAGGGGCAGAAGAACTGCCCCCAAACACTAGCACCAAGTTTTGCGACTTTGATATACTCTAACCCAATGTTCAACATCTGATATAGTCATAGGTTTTTTACTCATAATAAAGTTTTCAAGATCATTATCTTTTGGGTTTAAAAAACGATTAATAAGATTTTTTAACCATTGCATCTGCAGGTTCCCCCCAAACTCAAAAGAAGATTTTTAGCTTCCTTTGTTTTACCGAGTCTAGAAAGTCCTGAAGATGCACGAGCCATACCAATTTCCATACTAAAGCATTTAAACTTACACCATAAGTTTTTTAATATTTTAATCATTCTTCTTCATTCTCCAGTAATAATTCTTTTTTACCTTTTTTGTCGTTTGCTTTAATTTCGATCTTACGTGGTTTTTTGTGATCAGGAATAATGCGCTCTAATGCAATTTTTAACATACCGTTGATTAGTTCTGCATCTTTAATTTCGACTTGATCATTGAGAGCGAAGGTACGAGTAAATGCCCTTGCAGCAATACCCTTAAAGAGAAAATCAGAAGTTGTATCATCTTTAGCATTACCCCTAATGACAAGTTTGTCCTCAACAAATTCAATATCAATTTCTGACTTACTAAAACCAGCTACTGCAATTTCAATAGTGTATTTGTTTTCGTCAGTTTTTTTAATATTGTATGGAGGATAGCTAGGAATATTTTTAGTCAAGTCATCGTGCAATTTAGATAACCGATTAAACTGGTCATCAAATCCAACGAAAAATGGGCTGCTAAAAAAGTTATCTGGAATAAGTTTTGTGAGTGTCATTATTTGTCTCCCTTAGAAAATAATTTTAGATATTCATTATATGACTGTTTAACTACTTCTTTTGTAGTATCAAGCGCAGCATGTGCAAAAGTAGTCTGTGCAGAAATAAAATCCTGCATAGGTTTTGCTAATGCTTCATTGGGAACAAAGTTCTTGACGAACTCAGATTTGATGCCTTGGATGGCACCAATAGTCATGGTTGTGTACATGATCTGTCTCCTTTTAAGCGAGTTTCAAAATTAAACTACCCCGAAGGCATAGTCAGTTTTGGTAGTTTTAACTGGACCTACCAACCAGTTTCCCATCCCGAGGGATAGAATTACTTTGAATTAACGATTAGCAATGTACATCGTTACTTCGAAGCCGAATCTCATTTCTGTGTACTCTGGTTTTGTCCACATGGTTCTTTCTCCTAAGTTTGCTGCCCAGAATCGGACATATATACTTATATTGTTGAGCCAAAAAACAGCTAATGAAAATAATTAAAAACGATTAATTGTTTTAACTATTCGCTACTGCTTCTGCTGCTGGAGAGGGTGCGGGTGCGGCTTGTTCTTTTGCAAGTACATCAGCCTGTGGTTGTCCTTGTTCACGAATTTTTCCAATCAAAGCAACAACTTCATCGAAAGGATGCTTTCCAAGTGTACGAAGAATAGTATTTACTTCCTCAACAGTCAAATCAAGTTTTATCATTTAAATCTCCTATTTTGTTTTTTTACCAATATTATATTTTGGAACTAACTGCCAACTTTCTTTCTCTTTAAAAGAAACTACTTTAATCTGCGATAGTGATGCCTTTGTTTCTGCCTTTGCTGGAATAACAATCTTTAATAGATCCCAGTCCTCTAACAAAGTTGCAATAGCATTCCTACGCTCTATATCATTGCTAGTGATATTAGACTCTTTACCATCTAGAGCAAATAGCTCTTTAAAATGGACGATGAAATACTTACCTTGCTTATGTAATATATGGCAAGATTGATAAAGAATTTGTTCTTTCTTGGACGCTATACCGATCCTAGTTAAAGTTTCTCTGACCTTCAGGAAATTGTCTGGTTCTGGGAGAGTAACTTCTAACATCGAGTCTGGAGTCCAGTCGTAATAAACGGTCTCGACGGTCATGATCTTTTTCCACCTTTTTGTAGTTTTTCTTCAATAATAAT